GCTTCGAATGGCTGGGGTTCCACGAGCAGGGGTTCGCCTACGAGAGCCACCTGCCGGTCCAGATGGACGGCACCTGCAACGGGCTCCAGAACTTCTCCGCCATGCTGCTCGATGAGGTCGGGGGCAGGGCGGTGAACCTCGTGCCCGGTGACCAGCCGAACGACATCTACCAGACGGTGGCGGACGTGCTGGTCAAGAAGCTGGAGGCAATCGCCGCCACCTGCCTGCTGCCGCTGGTCGAGCGGGAGATCAAGGACAAGCAGACCGGTGAGTGGAAGACCGTCATGGTCGAGAGCGATGGGTCGATGGCGCGCAAGTGGCTGGCCCGAGGCATCACCCGCAAGACCACCAAGCGGCCCGTGATGACGCTCGCCTACGGGGCAAGCCAGTTCGGGTTCAAGGAACAGGTCTACGACGACACGGTGACGCCGTGGAAGATCGAGGCCGGCGACGCCTTCCCGTTCGAGGGCACTGGCTTTGCCGCCGCTGCCTTCCTCGGGGGCCTCATCTGGGAATGTGTGGGGGAGGTCGTGGTCGCCGCTCGCGGGGCCATGGACTGGCTCCAGAAGGTGGCCGTTGCCGCGTCCAAGGAACGGCTCCCCGTGGTGTGGACTACGCCGACCGGCTTCAAGGTTATGCAGGAGTACACGACCAGCGAGCAGAAGAAGCTCGACCTCACGTTCCAGAAGGTCCGCCTCCAACTCCGCCTGGACACCTCGACCAGGACCATCGACAAGCGGCGGCAGTCGTCGGGCATTAGCCCCAACTGGGTCCACTCCATGGACGCGGCGCACATGCAGAAGACCGTCCTCCGCTCCCACGCCGAGGGCATCCGCTCGTTCTCCCTCATCCACGACAGCTACGGCACCCATGCGGGCAATAGCTGGGCGCTCGCCCAGTACCTCCGTGAGGAGTTCGTTCGCATGTACACCGAGCACGATGTTCTCGCTGAGTTCCGTGAGGAGATCGCCATGGCGTTGCCGGGGGGCACGGCGCTCCCCGAGCTACCGCCGAAGGGGCAACTAGACCTCTCTCAGGTCCTCCACTCGCCCTTCTTTTTCGCCTGATCTATCCACCATCGCATGTGTCGGAGGCGGTTTTAGGCCGCAACCATTGGCCGATTACCCCTCCCCCTAGCTTCTCACAAATCGGAGCGTCCCCATGGACACCTCGCTGACCTCGGCATTGGGCCGAGCCATCGCCCTCTGGTCGCAGGGCAAATCCATCCCCATGACCCTCGCCGCCGAACTGATGGCCGAGGGCTACGACATTCCCTCGCTCGAACGGAGGCACCGCAAATGATGAAGCTCCACGAAGCGTGGGAGCTGGGCCTCCGGTTCCCCGAAGCGGCCCGCGTGCGTTCCCTCATGTCGATGCTGGGCGTGGTCGGCCACCGGCTACGTCATTGCCGGAGGCTACTTCCGCGACAAGATACACGGCGTCCCCTTCAAGGACGTTGACGTGTTCGTCATTGGTGATGTGCCGGTCGCGGAGGCGGACCCGTGCCACCGATACGACCTTGAGAACGCCGCCACGTTTCTCCTTCCGCCAGCCCGAGAGGGCGGCGATCAGGTCGAGGTCAACGTCATCCGCTTGCGGCACGACTTCTCGTTCGCCGAGGTGCTCGGCCGCATGGACATCGGCCTGTGCCAACTTGGTCTCGACGCGGACGGCCACCTCTGGGCAACCGAGGAGTGTCAGCGGGACGTGGCCAAGCGCACTATCACGGTGCTCTTCCCGCCCGAGAGCGACCGGGACTACGACCACCTGCGCCGCGTGCAGGTAAAGTACCCCGACCACGAAGTGGTGTGGACCACCTACGCCCCGGTGGCGAGCTGATGTGTAATCCCGCCCCGCTCATAGCCAGCTATCCTGTCGGCCACGCGGTCCTGCGGCCAATGACACTGGTCTCCACCCGCTCGACGCATGCCGACTGCTGGCGCGTCCCCGATCACACCCCGCCCGAGCCCACCCGATGGGACCGCATCAAGCGGTTCCTCGTGGAGGCGTTCTGGCTCATCCTCTTGGGACCCAACCGTTGACCCACGACGACCACCTCAAGGCCATCGCTACGGCCCAGACCAACAACTCCCTCCATGCCCGCAACGCGCTCGTCTCGCTGTGGGTCATGGGGCACCACGTCGAGGCCCTCTTCGCGGACTGCCTGTCGCCCGCTGAGGTGGCAAGTGGGGCAGGGGTCTCGACCGCTCAGGTCTACGCCGCGCTCAGCGCCCGGCAGGCATACAAGCACGTGCGGGACATTCCGGCATGAGGACCGCAGCCTTCCGCCGCCGCTGTGGGGCGTTCAAACGTCCCGCTCGCTTGCTCGCGGTCTACTCGTGGCTCGCTATGCGCTCCGCGCGCCGCGCCTCCGAACTTGCCGCCGCAGCCGAGGCCAGCGCTCGGGCCGCTCGCGGCTAGCAATTACCCCTCCCCCTAGCTCCGCACAGAGCACCATCCATCCAACCGCCCCCGCGCCACCACTGGCCGGGGGTTTTTCTTTGCGCACTGCGAGACCCAATGACTGACAAGAAGAAGCCCCCGAAGATCACCGGCCCCCGGATGGTCTTCAAGTTTCCGAAGCTCAACGAGCCCGACTACGGCTCGAAGGACTACCCGAAGCCCGATGGCGAGTACTCGACCAGGGGCGTGATGACGGTCGACGACGCCGCGACCAAGGAGTTCATCAAGCAGCTCCAGCCGCTCTACGACGAGGCGCTTGCTGAGGCCGAGGTGGCGTTCAAGGAACTCAAGGTCGAGACCCGGAAGAAGCTGGGTGGCGTGAAGCCGAACGACCTCTTCACCACCCTGTACGACCAGGAGACCGAGGAGCCGACCGGCGAGATCGAGTTCAAGTTCGCCATGAAGGCGAGCGGCGTCCGCAAGAAGGGTCCGAAGGCGGGCACCAAGTGGACCATGAAGCCCGACATCTACGACGCCTCGGGCAAGCTGCTCGTCAAGGCTCCGTCCATCTGGGGCGGCACGGTCGGCAAGATCAGCTTCGAGGCGTCCCCCTACTTCATTCCGGGGACCGGAGCTGCCGGCCTCAAGCTGAGCCTGCTCGGCGTCCAGATCATCGACCTCAAGTCGGCTGGTCAGCGCTCCGCCGCGAGCCACGGCTTCGGTGCCGAGGACGGCTACACCCACACCGAGACCGTCGAGGACGAGGATGAGGGCGGCTTTGGTGACGAGACGGGCGGTGACGCTTCGGCGGATGCCGGCTCGGCCTCGGGCGACCAGCAGGAGTTCTGATGGCCGACGAGTTCCTCACCCTTCGCGCGGCCAACGAGCTGCGCATGCAGGAATGGCCGGGCGCTGAGAAGGTCACCCCGGCCTTCCAGGGCAACGAGCTGGCTGGCGAAGTGGGCGAAGCCTGCAACGTCATCAAGAAGCTGGAGCGTTCGCGCCTCGGCATCGCTGGCTCCAAGGACACCATCGAGCACCTCGCTGAGGAGCTTGCTGACGTTGTGATCTGCGTGGACCTCATCGCTTCAACCTACGGCATCGACCTCTGGTCCGCCGTGAAGTCGAAGTTCAATGGGACCTCCCACATGATCGGCGCGACGGTGTTCCTGTAGTGGGCTGGCCCTCCCGGAGCAATCCGGGGGTGGTCCATGGCTACCGGAGCGGGCTCGAAGACAAGGTTGCGAAGCAGCTCGAAGACCTCGGCATTGAGGTCAGGTTCGAGAGCTTCAAGATCGAGTACGAGGTGCCCGCCCGGAAGGCCAAATACACCCCGGACTTCCTCCTCCCCAACGGCCTCATCATCGAGACCAAGGGGAGGTTCCTCACCGCCGACCGGCAGAAGCACATTCTAGTGAAGGCCCAGCGGCCCGAGCTGGATATCCGCTTCGTGTTCTCGAACAGCCGAGCGCGCATTTCCAAAACCTCGAAGACCACATACGCGGACTGGTGCGAGAAGCACGGCTTCAAGTTCGCGGACAAGGTCATCCCCCTTTCCTGGATCAAGGAATGACCACCAAGAACAGGGCCAGCACCGACTGGCTCGTGGTCCACTGCTCGGCAACGCCGGGCACCATGGACATTGGCCGTGCAGAAATCGACCGCTGGCACCGCCAGAAGGGTTGGCTCATGATCGGCTACCACTTCGTCATCCGCCGCAACGGCAAGGTGGAGATCGGTCGCCCCGTGGACACCATCGGTGCCCATGTCGAAGGTCACAACTCCGTCTCCATCGGCATCTGCATGGTGGGCGGCACGGACGCCAAGGGTGCCCCCGAGGACAACTTCACGAGTGCCCAGTACGCGGCCCTTGCGGAGCTGTTGCGGGACCTCAAGGCGAAGTACCCCCGCGCCAACATCTGCGGCCACCGCGACTTCTCCCCTGACAAGAACAAGGACGGCAAGATCACGCCGAACGAGTTCGTCAAGGCGTGCCCCAGCTTCGACGTTCACGACTGGCTTGTGGCTACCGCCGTACTGCCCGTGACGCCCCCGAAGGTGAACCCGCCGAAGACCGCCAAGCAGGGCGGCTGGGCGTACCACCAGATCGTCGCAGGCGACACGCTCTTCTCGCTGGCCCGCACCTACGCGGTCAGCGCGGACACCATCGTGGCCCTCAATCCGGGCGTCATCACGAAGGCCCTCAAGGTGGGCGCGGGCATCCGCGTCCGCTGACGCCACGGGCTGATTACCCCTCCCCCTAGCGTCTCACGAACCCTCGGCTCTCGGGCCGGGGGCTTTCGTCGTTCCAGCGCTCCGGCGCACTCAACAACTGAAACGGAACTCCAATGCCTCTCAGCAACTCCAAGCGCCCGGTCAAGACGACCGATGAGCGCGTCCTTCACCCGACCAAGGGCTACCGCAAGGTGTCCGTGAAGCGGGGCCGCGCCGCCACCGCCATGCAGGCCATCCTCCGGGGTGGCATGGCCGTCGATCTCCGTTCCCTCCAGCAGTTCATCCGAGGCTGACACAACCATGACCACGTTCAAGATCGGCCAAAAGGTCCGCTACATCGGCAAGTGCCGTGACTACAATGAACCCGCCCATGTCGGGAAGACCGGCACGGTCACCGGCTTCAAGAACTGGGGCGGCGTGACCGTCCGCTGGGATAAGGAGGACGAGCGGCCCTCACTCTCGGTCTACTCCGAGAACCTGGAGCCCGTCCGCACCCTGCGCCCGGCCAACCAGAACACCAAGATCGAGAAGATCAAGGCGCACCTCCTCTCGGGGAAGTCGCTGACCCAGCTCGAAGCCCTCGGCCTCTACGGTGCCTTCCGCCTCGCCGCCCGCGTCCACGAACTCAAGGCCGCTGGCATGAAGATCAAGACCACGATCAAGCACGACCCGAACGGCAACCCGTATGCGGAGTACGCGCTGGTCACCCGGAAGGTGGCTGCATGACCTTCGCCGCCTTCATGACCTCGGTCGTGCAGATCACGGCCAGCTTCATGTGGGGCCTCACCGTGCTGGCCATCGTGCTGTCTCTCTGCATCCTCGCATCGGGCGCGTGGGCTGACCGCTTCAAATGACTGACGACGACAGCTCCTTCATCGGCAAGGAGCCATGCCCTGAATGCGGGTCGAGGGACAACCTCGCCCGCTACTCGGACGGCCACGGCTACTGCTTCGGCTGTGGCTACCGAGAGCGGGGCGATGGCTCCGGTGCCAACCCCATCACCACCAAGAGGACCTCCATGGAAGACGCCATCGACGGCGAGTTCAAGCCGCTCGCCAAGCGCGCGATCTCCGAGGAGACGTGCCGCAAGTTCGGATACACGGTGGGCACCAAGCGGGACGGCACTACGGTCCAGATCGCCCCGTACTACGACGCAGACGGCAACGTGGTCGCCCAGAAGACCCGTGACGCCGACAAGAACTTTTCCGTCATTGGCTCCCTCAAGACGGCGCTGCTCTTTGGGCAGAACCTCTGGCCCTCGGGCGGTCGCCGCGTGACGGTGATCGAGGGCGAGATCGACACCATGTCCGTCTCCCAGGTGCAGGGCAACAAGTGGCCGGTTGTGGGCATCCCAAACGGCGCACAGGGCGCGAAGAAGGCCCTCGCTCGGCAGCTCGAATGGCTCAACACCTTCGAGGAAATCGTCCTCATGTTCGACATGGACGAGCCAGGGCAGGAGGCCGCGCGAGAGTGCGCGCCACTCTTCCCCGCTGGGAAGGCGAAGATCGCGTCCCTGCCGCGCAAGGACCCCAACGAAATGCTCGTGGCTGGTGAGGGCGACCTCATTGTTCGGGCCATCTGGGATGCCAAGGTCTACCGGCCCGATGGCATCGTCACCCTCGCGGACATCAAGGCGGACATTCTCAAGCCCGTCGAGCTGGGCCTCCCGTGGTGGTCCGAGACCCTCACGAAGCTGACCTACGGACGCCGGCACGGCGAGCTGTATGCGGTCGGCGCGGGTACCGGCATCGGCAAGTCCGACTGGCTGAGCCAACAGGTCATCTACGACCTCACCGAGCTGGACCAGAAGGTCGGCGTCTTCTTCCTCGAACAGCAGCCCCGAGAGACCGGTCAGAGATTGGCGGGCAAGCTCGCCGGCAAGCGGTTCCACGTTCCTGATGGGAGCTGGACCAGCGAGGAGCTGGCTGCCGCCGTGGACCTCCTCATCAGCAGTGGAAAGCTGTTCCTATACGACAGCTTCGGCACCGCCGACTGGGAGGTCATCCGCGAAGCCATGCGGTTCCTCAACAAGTCCGAGGGCGTCCGCATCTTCTACCTCGACCACCTCACGGCTCTGGCCGCGACAGCCGAGGACGAGCGCAAGGCCCTCGAAGTCATCATGGCTGAGCTGGGCGGGCTCGTGAAGGAACTGGACATCATCCTCACCATCGTCAGCCACCTCGCCACCCCCGAAGGGAAACCTCACGAGGAAGGCGGGCGGGTCATGATTAGGCACTTCAAGGGCAGCCGAGCGATTGGCTTCTGGTGTGCCTTCATGTTCGGCCTCGAACGTGACCAGCAGGCCGAGGACCCGATGGTCGCATCCACCACCACGTTCCGCGTCCTCAAGGACCGCTACACGGGGCAGGCGACGGGCGAGGTGATCTACCTCGGCTACGACCCCGACACCGGCAGGCTCTTCGAGACCACCAAGCCCGCTGAGCCCGGCAACGCCCACGGCTTCGTCCCCGAAGACGACGCCCCCTTTTGACCTGACCCATCCACCATCGAGAAGATCATGACCCGAGACACCGTGGTCACGGCCATTGACGCCGTGCAGAACCTTGCCGCCCGCGCTGAGGAACTGGAACGCCATAGCATCATCCTCGCGCAGGGCACCGCCACCCAGGCGGCGACCATCCGCAAGCAGGCCGACACCATCAGCCAGCTCCGCAACGAAGTGGGGATGGAAGCCTACAACGTCGAGTTCCTCAAGCGGCAAGGCCGCAAGACGCGCTCGAAGACCCGCGCCCTCCGCGACAACTGCAAAGCTCAGGCGAAGAAGATCGCAGAGCTGGAGGCACGACTGGCTGCGAGCGCCAACCGCATCGACGATGACCGCAAGACAATCGAGCGTCAGATCATCGAGCGTCACAACCTCGCCCTCGAACTGGTGACGACCAAGAAGTACCTCGACAACGCTCTACACAGCCGTGAGCTACCGGAGATCACCGTACTCCACACCAGCCATCCGGTGGTGAAGTTCGCTGAGCACGTCGCCGTCCCGTCCTTCGAGCGCTTCCTCGCCGTCGATTGGCAGGAGCCGGTGAAGGTAACCGAGGTCCGCCTCCGCACGCTGGCCTTCGGTGCGCATATCCCCGCGATGCTCGCCCGCAGCGCGCCGGTCGAGGAAGTCACCAGCACGGTGATGAACCTCCTCAGCGAGACGATGCGCGTCGAGGTTGAGCGGGCCGTCCGAGAGTACCAGCGTGGCTGAGTTCATCAACGAACTCCGCGTCACCCGCATCGACCGAAAGCTCCGACGCTACCGCCTCGACGCGCCATTCACCGTGCGGAAGACGGGGCACCGTGGGACCTCGGTCATGCGGGACCTCGTGGTGGTCCCCTCGGGGTTCCTAACGGACGGCGCTTCGGTGCCCTCGTGGCTCTGGGGCGCAATCCCTCCAGATGGAATGTCGTTCAAGGCGGCGGTCGTTCACGACTGGCTCTGCCTGCTCATCGATCAAGGGCGGCCACACCCCGGTTTCGTCACTCGGCGGCGGTGCGACGACTTCTTCCTAGAACTGCTGGAGGAGAGCCGTGTGCCCGCCATCCAACGGTGGGCCATGTACCTCGCCGTGCGCTGGTTCTCCGACCGCCTCTGACCACCCCCAACACATCAACCGAAGTGGCCCCTTCGGGGGCCGCTCTAGCTACTCCAGCGAGAGGGCATGACCCGATATGCATTCGACATCGAGACCGATGGACTGCTCGATGACCTGACCAAAGTCCACTCCCTCGTCATCCACGATCTAGACACCGATGAGGTGTGGTCGTGTCACGACGAGAACTACCCCGCCGAGCTTGAACGTGAAGATGGTCCGCTGGTCAGCTTCGGGTTGAAGAAGCTGATGGAGGCCGACGAACTGATCGGCCACAACATCATCAAGTTCGACGTTCCGGCCCTCCAGAAGGTCTACCCGTGGTTCAAGCCTCGGGGCAAGCAGATCGACACGCTGGTGCTGACCCGCCTCATCTACACGATGGTGCAGCGGCGGCAGGGCTGGGTGTCGCTCGTGGACTTCGATCAGGTGCAAGCCAAGATCGGCAAGTTCCCCGGTCGCCTCATCGGCTCCCACTCGCTCGACGCTTGGGGCCACCGCCTCGGTGAGTGGAAGGGCGACTACGCCGCCATGATGATCGAGCAGGGGCTTGACCCGTGGGCGTCGTGGAACCCTGAAATGCAGTCCTACTGCGAGCAGGACGTTCGCGTCACCACCAAGCTCTACAAGCGCATCCTCTCCGAGAACTACAGCCAGCAGGCCATCGACCTGGAGCTGGAGTTCGCCTTCATCATCGCGCAGCAGGAGCGCTACGGCTTCGGCTTCGACGAGGCGGCTGCGGCGGACCTCTACGGGGTGCTCATCAAGCGCCGGCAGGAGATTGCGGAGAAGCTCAAGGCAGCGTTCCCGCCCGAGGTCATCCGCACGGTCAAGGTGGCGGGGGCCAACAACAAGAAGCTCGGCCGCGTGAAGGGGCAACCCTACACGGTAGAGAAGGTGGTCGAGTTCAACCCCTCGTCTCGCCAGATGATCGCGGCCCGCCTCAAGGTGCTCGGCTGGGTCCCCACTGAGTTCACCCCCAACGGACAGGCGAAGGTCGATGAAACCATTCTCTCAGCTTTGCCTTGGCCCGAAGCCAAAGTCCTTGCCGAGCACTTTCTCGTGGAGAAGCGCATCGGGCAGCTCGCAGAGGGCGACCAAGCGTGGCTCCGACTGGTGCGGCGAGGCATCATTCACGGCGGCGTCAATACGAATGGAGCCGTTACCGGTCGATGCACCCACAGCCGACCTAATGTTGCGCAAACGCCGGCAGTTGGCAGCCCTTATGGCGAAGAATGTCGAGCGCTCTTTGTTGCGCGACTTGGACGCCTTGTCGGGGCCGACCTCTCAGGGCTCGAACTCCGTTGCCTCGCTCACTTCATGGCTCGCTTCGACGGGGGCGCTTACGGCGAGGTACTCCTCACGGGGGACGTACATTGGGCTAACGTGCTCGCTCTTGGACTTGTGCCGGAAGGGACTGCCCGAGACGAAGACCGCCACCCCATCCACAAGCTCTTCCGAGGTGGGGCCAAGACCTTCATCTACGGGTTCTTGTACGGGGCAGGGGACGCCAAGGCTGGTGAGATCGTTCTGGACATCGCCATGCGCGAAGTCCGCGATGGTCTTGGCCACTCCGTCTTCCTGAAATACTTCCCAGCGAAGACCGCTAAGGGCTACATCGAGAACCCCGACGAGGACACCCTCAAGAGGGTTGGTAAGCGGCTCAAGAAGTCGTTCCTCGAAAAGACCCCCGCCCTCAAGCAGCTCCGCGAGAAGGTCCAGGCAGCCGCCGCACGCGGCTACCTCATCGGCCTCGACGGTCGCAAGCTGTACGTCCGCTCGGTCCACGCCGCCGTCAACACGCTCCTCCAATCAGCCGGCGCGCTCATCGCAAAGATGGCCACCGTCATTGCCTACCGCAAGCTGACCGCGCTCGGTCACGTCTTCGGCAGGGACTACGCCCTCGTGGCCCACGTGCATGACGAAATGCAGGTGGACGCACGGGAGGCGCTCGCAACCCTTGTGGGTGAAACGCTGGTCCAATCCATGCGCGACACCACCGAGGTCTTCAACTTCCGCTGCCCCATCGACGGGGAGTTCAAGATCGGAGCCAACTGGCGTGACACTCACTGACGTTCTCAGCACCGCTTGGAACAACCCGTTCCGCACCAAGGGCGACTTCGCCCGCATGAACGCCGACCTCGTGGCCATGGCTGCCAGCGACGGCTTCATCACCACCCGCATTGCCACCGGCCTCTACGGCAAGTCGTGGCAGATTACCCCGCGCGGCCTCCAGCACCTTCACCGCCTGCGCGGTGAAGCCTCGGCCTGACCCTCCAACAACCGGAAACCATCATGTCCCAAGAGAATGGCGCTGTCATAGCGCTGACTACGCTCGCCCTGTGGTTCGCGTTCATCGCCTTCATCCTCGTCGGCTACTGGATGAACGTGGCCGATCTCGTCACCGGCAACGGTGGCGATCAGGGCCTCTTTGTCGCCCGCATCGTGGGCCTCGTGTTTGCCCCGCTTGGGGCCGTGCTAGGGGTGTTCTTCTGATGCTCACCGCCATTCTTTGCGCACTCAGCTTCATCGTCGGCATGCCGGTGGGCGTCGGCCTGTTCCTCTGGTGGCTCACCTCGGTGCTCGCCCGATGACCAGAACCCTCCTACTCGACGCGGACGTGATCGCCTATGCGGCGGCGTCCTCGAACGAGAAAGCCATGGAGCTGGAGGGGGGCTACTGGACCTGGCACTGCAACATCGACGATGTGAAAGAACAGATCGACGATGAGATCGCAGCGCTGGTGAAGAAGTTCAAAGGCACGAGCTACAAGCTCTGCCTGACGGACAGCATCGGCAACTTCCGCAAGTCCGTCCTCCCCACCTACAAGGGCAACCGGGCGACGGTGAAGAAACCCGTGGTCCTCAAGCCCATCCGCGACTGGCTGATCGAGGAGCGGGATGCCTACTTCCGCCCGGCTCTCGAAGGCGATGATGTGATGGGCATTCTTGCCACCGGCACGATGATACCGGGCGAGAAGATCATCGTGTCGATCGACAAGGACATGAAGACCATCCCCGGCCTCTTCGCCCGTGGCGGCGACGCCAAGGTGGTCCAGATCACCGAGGACGAGGCAAACTACTGGCACCTCTACCAGACGCTTATTGGGGACACCACGGACGGCTATTCCGGGTGCCCCGGTGTGGGTCCCGTGAAGGCCACCGCTATCCTTAACGGCGTCAAGGCTGACGTGGCCGCGTTCGGCGGCGACTTCCTGCCCATCGCGTGGGCCGCTGTCGTGCTCGCCTACGAGAAGGCCGGGCTCACCGAAGCCGATGCCCTCGTCCAAGCCCGCGTTGCCCGCATCCTCCGCGCCTCCGACTACAACTTCAAGACGAAGGAACCCATCCTGTGGCAACCGCCAAGAACCCCAGCCTGATCGCGCTGTACTCTCCAGCGCCTCAGATGGGCAAATCGACGGCCACTCAGCTCCTCACCGAGGGGCTGGGCTACAAGCTCGTCAAGTTCGCCGCTCCTGGCAAAGCCATGGTGAACATCTTCCTCGCCCAGCTCGGCGTGGACCCACACCTGCGAGAGCTGATGATCGAGGGGAACCTCAAAGAGAAGACCCTTGAGGACTTCGGCTTTGAGAAGCTGACGCCCCGCTACATCATGCAGACCATCGGCAGCGAGTGGGGCAGGGGGTGCATCGACACCAACCTGTGGACCACCATCGCGGCCCGCAAGGTCCGCAAGCTGCTCGATGCCGGCCTCCGCGTGGTCATCGACGACATGCGGTTCCCCAATGAGCTGGACCTCGTGCGCTCCATGGGCGGCGAGTGCTGGTGCATCCTGCGGCCCGAGGTGGCCTACACGGGCGAACACAAGTCCGAGGGCCTGCTCGACCGGCACCCGTTCGACCGGATGCTCGTCAACGATGGCACCCTCGACCAGTTCAACGAGCGACTGCTCGAAGCCATCACCCGCTTCTGACCGGGGCCGGGGAGGGGCGCTCACCTCTCCCCGATTACCCCTCCCCCTAGGAGGTCTCATGGATTTCCCAACTATTTCAGAGCAACTGCTCCGCGCCCTCGAAGTCCGCTTCCCAGATCGCGCCCCCGAACTGACTACGCCAGACCGCGAGGTATGGGCGCAGGCCGGCGAGGCGCGTCTCATCCGGTTCCTCCGGGCGAAGTTCGACGAGCAGTCGGAGACTATCACCCGAAAGAACCCCTAATGTGCTTCAACCCCTTCGGTAAGAAGAACGGCGGAGGTGGCGGTGGTGGCAAGGATGGTGGCAAGACCGACACCACGAAGACCATCACCAACATCATCAACGAAACCAACGCGCCGCCTCCGCCGCCCGTAACGGCCACCGCCCAGTCGGCTTCGGTCGCGCAGGGTGACGTTGTGCGCGAAGAGGACCAGCTCGACGCGAAGGACCTGCGCATCAAGAAGCGCGGTCGCAACTCCCTGAAAATCCGCCTCGACGCGGGCAACTCCGGTGGCAGCACTGGGGTCAACGTTCCTCGCGCCTAACGGAGGGACGCAATGGCTACTACCGCAGCCGCCCTCTATCGGCGGCTAGAGAACGCACGCCTGCCGTTCCTCGAAAGGGCGCGCGACTGCGCCAAGCTCACTATCCCCGCGCTGATGCCCCCGCAGGGCCACACCGGGCAGAACAAGCTCCCGACCCCGTATCAGGGCCTCGGGGCGCGAGGCGTGAACAACCTCGCGTCCAAGCTGCTGCTTACCCTGCTGCCGCCCAACGCCCCCTTCTTCCGCTACGTCATGGACGACTTCACGGTCGAGCAGATGACGCGGCGAGTAGACCTGAAAGGAAAGGTCGAGAAGGCCCTCGGCAAGTACGAGCGGGCCATTATGTCGGACATCGAAGCCTCTGCGCTCCGGGTCCCCCTGTTCGAGGCCCTCAAGCAGCTCGTGAACTCCGGCAACATTCTGCTCTACCTGCCGCCGAAGGACCGCATGCGCGCCTTCAAGCTGGACCGCTACGTGGTCAAGCGAGACCCCATGGGCAACGTGCTGGACATCGTGGCGCTGGAGACGGTCGCCCCCGATACGCTCCCCGAAGGCTTCGTCGAGAAGCTGGACGCTGAGCAGGCACACAAGTTCGCCAATGCGCGGTCCCGCGACAAGAACCTGGAGCTGTTCACCCATATCTCGCTGAGGGGTGGCCGCTGGGTCATTTATCAGGAGTGCATGGGGCTGAAGATTCCGGGCACCGAGGGGAGCTACCCCAAGGACAAGAGCCCGTGGCTCGCGCTGCGCTTCACCGCCATCGACGGCGAGGACTACGGTCGCGGCTATGTCGAGGAGTACTACGGCGATCTCAAGTCGCTGGAGACGCTCTCCAAGGCCGTGGTCGAGGGCTCTGCCGCAGCGGCCAAGGTGCTGCTGCTCGTGAACCCCAACGGCGTCACCTCACTCAAGACCGTAGCGGAAGCCCCCAATGGCTCCGTGCGGGCCGGCAAGGCGGATGACGTGACGGTCCTCCAGATGGACAAGTACGCCGACTTTCGCGTGGCCAAGGAAATGATCGAAGAGATCACCCAGCGCCTCGCCTTCGCCTTCCTCCTCAACTCTGCCATCCAGCGGAACGGGGAGCGGGTGACGGCCGAGGAAATCCGCTACATGGCGGGTGAGCTGGAGGATGCCCTCGGCGGCATCTACTCAATCCTCAGCCTCGAACTCCAGCTTCCCGTGGTCACCCTCACGGCCCATCGGCTCGCCCTCAAGGGCACGCTGCCGACGCTGCCCAAGAACGTGAAGCCCACGATCACCACGGGCCTCGAAGCCCTTGGGCGTGGCCATGACCTCAACCGGCTCGACGCCTTCATGGAGCGCGTGCAGCGCATGGGTCCCGAAGCCCAGCGCCGCGTCGTGTGGGGCGAACTGCTTGATCGCACTGGTGCCTCCCTCGGGGTGAGCACCGATGGCCTCATCAAGGACGAGGAACAGGTCCAGCAGGAAATCGAAGCCGAGCGCATGCAGATGGCCATGGCCCAGATGGGCGAGAAGGCCGTACCCGGCGCAATGAACATCGTCCGAGATCAACTCCAACCCGGAGCAGAAGCCAATGGCTGATGTAATCCCGGCTCATGGCGCACAGCCCGAGCCTGCCGCTGAGCCGGCCCCCGAAAGTGCTCCCACGGCCACCCGTAGGAGCGCTCCCCGCGTCACCGCACCGGCCCCCGAGCCGGCCGCTGAGCCTGCCCCCGAGCCTGCCGCTGAGCCTGCCGCTGAGCCGGCCCCCGCACTTGTCGCTGGCGTGGCTCCACCCGTTGTAGGCTTCGGCTTCCAGTTCACGATCATCGACCGCTAGAACCCCATGACCGACACCACTTCAAACGCCACCGAGGTCCCCGCTCCCGAGGGCCACGATGCGGCGATGCTCGCCAAGGCCGAAGCCGCCAACGCGGCCCCCGTTGCCTCGGGCACCCCGCAGGTTCCCCAGCGACCGGATAACGTCCCCGAGAAGTTCTGGGACGCCACCAAAGGCGAGGTCCGCACCGACGAACTGCTCAAGTCCTACTCCGAGTTGGAGAAGGGCAAGCCGACCGCAGCGTCCGAGACCCCCGCACCGGGAGACCCGAACGCGGCCCGCGAGGCTGCCACGGCGGCTGGCCTCGACTTCGACGCTATCGTGGCCGAGTACACCAAGAACGGCTCCCTCTCGACCGAGACCCGCGCGGCCATCGTCGCCAAGGGCATCACCGAGCAGACCCTCAACGACTACATCGCAGGCCAAGAGGCCATCGCTGCGGGCATCCGCACTGACGTGTTCTCCACGGTCGGCGGCGAGGAAGCCTATACGTCGATGGTTGCGTGGGCCGGGAAGGGTGGCCTGACGCCCGCCGAGGTCGCCTCCTTCGACAAGGTGATGGACAGCGGCGATGTCGGGCAGATCAAGCTCGCGGTCGCGGGCCTCCACGCCAAGTTCACCGCCGCTGGCGGGACCGAACCCAAGCTCCTCGGCGGCGGCAGTGAGCCGGATGGCGGCGACGTGTTCACGTCCCGCGCTCAGGTGACCTCCGCCATGCGCGACCCGCGCTACGCCAAGGACCCGGCCTACCGCGCCGAGGTGCAGGCGAAGTTGGGCCGCTCCAACGTCAACTAACCTCCCCACAAGGAACCCACCATGTCCGACATCGTGACCTGGGTGGTGGCTCACCTCTCGGAGATCGTGAACATCGTGTTCGCGGTCTACGCGGTGGCTGCCCTCATCGTGAAGCTCACCCCCACCCCCAAGGACGACGCCATTCTGGCGGGCGTCTACAAGGCTCTGACGGTGGTCGCCGGCCTTCTCCAGAAGAAGCCCGCCGCCAAGTGACCATCTGGCTCGCAATCCTGCGGGCCTTCGAGTTCCTCCTCCTGCTGGCCAATGCGCTGCTGCGCGAACGCTGGAAGGAGGAGGGCCGTCAAGAGGTCCGAACCAAGCAGAAGGAAGACAATGCTCAAGCGTCTGACAAGGCCGCTGAGATTGATGCTCGCGTCTCTGATGCTGGCATTGATGCTCTTCGTGAGCGGATGCGCGACTACCAGCGGCTTTAACCGGGCCGAGGAGTGCGCGTGGACGAAACCCATCGGATGGTCCGAGCAGGACACCGAGGAAACCCAGAAGGAGATATTCGCACACAACCTCAAGTGGGAGGAGTTCTGCCCCCGGTAGGGCCGGACCACTAGAACGACAGACTACCTGTGAAGAAGCCAGTCACACCAGCGCTCCCTATGCGCGGTGACGCAAGGTCAACCCAGAACGACACGCACGACCCCAAGCCCGCTGAGGCGGACAACTCGGTGGTGCCGCGCGAGCGAGTTCTCGGAAGCCCGATCAACTTCCCAAGCTCCTCACAGGAATACCAATGTCTGACGCAACTCCCATTCGCCTTGGCCAGATCAACGGCGCGGGCTCGGTCGATGCCACCTTTGCCAAGGTCTATCAGGGCGAGGTCATCACCGCATTCGAGACGGCGACCGTCATGGCTGACCGCCACCTCGTCCGCACGATCTCGCACGGCAAGTCGGCAGCGTTCCCGGCCACTGGCCTGATCGACGCCTACTACCACACGCCCGGCAAGGAAATCCTTGGCCAGACGATGAACCAGAACGAGGCGATCATCAACATCGACGACCTCCTGGTCTCGGACGCCTACTTCGCCAACATCGACGAAGCCAAGAACCACTATGACATGCGCTCCATCACGACCACGGAGCAGGGCCGCAAGCTCGCCAAGGTCATGGACCAGCATGTGCTCCAGGTCGGCGTCCTCGCCGCCCGCGCTTCGAACATCGTCACCGGCCTTCCGGGCGGCTCGACGATCTACCAGAACGCGGCCGGCATGCCGGGTTCCGCCGATTTCCTCGGCAATGGCGACCACCTCGCTGCGGCCCTGTTCGCGGCGGCTGCCAAGTTCGACGAGAAGGACGTTCCCGAAGAGGACCGCTACTTCTTCGTGAAGCCCACGCAGTACTACAAGCTCGTGCAGGCCGAGAAGACCATCAACCGCGACTTCGGCGGCGCTGGCGCTTACTCGGAAGGCAAGGTCTACCGTGTCGCCGGCTTCGAGGTCGTAAAGACCAACAACCTCCCGACCGAGGTCATTGCCAACGGCACCGTCCGCGCCGGCACGGCGAACCGCTATGCGGGCGACTTCTCGAACGTGGCTGGCCTCGCCATGCAGAAGTCGGCCATCGGCACGGTGAAGCTGCTCGATCTCGGCCTCGACGCTGGTTACGACCCGCGCCGTCAGGCCCACTTCGTGATCTCGAAGTACGCGGTCGGCCACGGCATCCTCCGCCCGGCCGGCGCTATCGAGGTCAGCGCGACGACTTCGCCGTAACACGATCTATCCACCTTCGCGTGGATCAACCGCCCACTGGGGAGGGTCCTTCGGGGCTCTCCCCTTTTTTTCGTCATCGGAGCCTTACCCATGCTGGCTACTACGCCGACCACGCTTCTCGAAGCGGTGAACCTGTGCCTCGCCAACATCGGTGAGCCACCGGTCAACAGCATCGAAGATAGCGGCGTCCTCTTCGCTGTAACGGCGCTCCAGACCCTCTCCAACGTCTCCCGCGAGGTCCAGACCCGAGGGTGGCACTGGAACGAGGAAGTCGATTACCCCATCGCCCCGACCTATCCTGAGGGCTTCGTCGAGGTCCCCAAGAACACCGTCAAGGTGTGCAGCGCGGGCCGCGACAGTGCCATTGATGTGGTCCTCCTAGGGAGCCT